TGACTATCGAATATTTGTGTAGGGTGTGCCATAAAAGGATAAAACCAGGATCTAAACTTAAAATCTACTGCCGCTGTCCTGATGCTATAATTAAGGCATGAGACAGCGTAAGCCGCAATCCAGACAACCCACCCCCAAACAAAGAAAAGCCGGAGAATTGCTAGTAGAGAACAGTAGAAAAGACCACCCCGACCCTTTAGGCACTGTTTTACTGAATGCCGGCTATTCAAAAGCCACTGCGATAAAGCCTACGCAAGTCACTCGTTCGGAGGGTTTTATTCAATTAATGGATAAGGTTGGGGCAACCGACGAGAAACTCGCTAGGGTCCTAAACGAGGGCTTAGAAGCTACTAAGGCCGTTGTAATGGGTATGAAGTCCGACGAGTCGTTCGTGGATATCCAACCCGATCATCCGACCAGACACAAATACCTGGAAACCGGATTACGATTAAAGGGCTTTGGTAAAGAAGCCTCTAGTTTCAATTTTAATTTCGTTAATATTTCTCGGGATCTATATAAATGAAAATCCGGAGTTTCATACAAGACAACTTCCTAATAGACGACGCGGTCACCGGCAAACTAGTCCCTTTCATATTGCGCCCCGTTCAGAACAAATACTACGATCAATTATGTAATGATTATAGCGAGAATATGAACTTTACCGGCGCTCGGGAAATTATACTCAAGGCTAGAAAAGAGGGTTTCACCAGTCTAATTTTGGCTATCTTTGCGACCCTAGAGATATTAGGGCCAGACCCGGGGCGGTATTTAGAGATATCATACAAGGACGACGCCACCCTGCAACACTTTAGACGGCACAGGACATATATAACATCCTACATGGCTAAACAGGCTGGTTTTCCCCAAGAAGCTATTACTGACGACAATTTTCTGCGCCAGATATTCAGCTCTTACCGCGAGGGCTCGGAAATGGTGCTTAAACATAACGGGGCGAGCTTTTATGTCGGTACGGCTAACACTAAGACCGGCGAGCGCGGAGGTACCGTGCAAGGCGTACTATTCACGGAAGACGCCCACTTCCCCGACACCGGGATTATCTCGGCCTCAGAAATAGTCGAGGGGACACAGAGCATGCTAGCGGTTGGATCGGGCTTGATCTTCAGAGAATCGACAGCTAATGGTTTTAATCATTTTAAGACGGCTTGGACACAGGCGGAGCTAAAACAAATCTCGCATAAGCCCAGGTTCTTTTCATGGCGCGATTTCTATACCGAAGCGGAGTTTGAGACCATTAAACAAGGTTTTAGCGATAAGTCTATGATCCCCCAGGAATACCCGAGCGATCCACAGGAAGCTTTCATTACGTCCGGCGATATGTTCTTCGATAAGACAGCCCTTGGACGCTATTTACAATTCATTGAAAGAAGGGAAAATGTGGCGTCGTTACAGACCATTTGAGACGGGCGAATTTATAGTTGTCGGAGTCGATACGGCAGCCGGCGGCGGGGACTTCTGTGCCGCTCAGTTTCTGTCTAAAACTAGACTTGACGTGCCTTTGGTCTATCACGAACAGCAATTAGCCAGCGATATGACCCCTCAATTGCACGTCGCATTGGAAACTATCTTTAGCGTTACCGGCGAGCCCCCAGTCATAGCCTATGAACGAAACAACGGCGGGGTGTTTGAAATCGAACGCCTAGCCCAGTTGAATAAGAACGGCAACTATATTATCTATCAGGCCCGCAGTAATATGGCCACCACGGGCGGTATGTTAGAGAGCCCTAAACTTGGCTGGGACACCAATACTGCTACTCGCCCGGCTATGCTAGCCGAATTGAAAGACGGTGTTGACAAGAACAAAATTACGATCTACGATCATCCGACACTAAATGAGATGTTCAGTTTCGTAGTAGTTAGAACGTCTAGCGCATGGAAAGCCCAGGCCGAAGTCGGAGCCCACGACGATCTGGTTATGTCCTTAGCGATCGCTTGGCAACTATACCAGACTGAACTGCCCCAAGCTAAACAGGTTAGGAATATTGTTTATCAAAAACAACCAGGCGAGCCTAACTACACACCGTATGTAGGCAATGCGGATGGTACGATAAGCGGAGTCGGACTAGACATCGAGAAGATAGTCCGCCAAGGCGCACAGTCGCCCGATGACTGGAAATACCGATGAAGATCAATATCATATTCTCCGAAGAGAACTTACCCGATAAAATACCCTTCTATTGTATGGTATGCCGGACGCAATTATTTAAGCAGAATAGAGGGATCATCGTGGTATGGTTCGGCGAGCCCTATGCTCCGGCTCAAATCCCTAAAGGCATGGGCTGGGTCGAATTACGTTGCCATTCATGCAAGACAACATGGTCATTTTATTACCAATAGTGGTAGAATAAACCTAAAGGAGTATTGCTATCCAACCTAATCTCTATTCACCACCTCTCTCTGATACATCGGTTGACGACATCACCAATCGGACAGGCCTATTGGAAAGTCTACCCAAACTGTCGCTCGATCTGCCCGATCGCATGATTACCCAAAACTTGCACAATCGGATTCAGAACTCGATAGACTACTGGAATGACACGACGACGTTTAACCTGCGCAATAAGCGCATAAAAAACTTGCGCATGATCCGGGGCGACCAACTAAACGAACACCAACTTTATCATTATCAGACGCCATGGAAAGACAATGAATTGTATGTCGGCGTAGATGCTATGATTGCTTACGCCACGGCCGCGATCGCCCAGGTGGAATGTTATCCCGAGTCCAAGAAGCCCGAGAGCCGAGTCTTAGCTGGCGACACTCAAACTTATATGCGAGCGTACGACCAGAAAATGGACGTCTATAAGGTTATTGAGGATGTGGTCTATAATCTCCTAGCCCAATATATAGGAGTCGAAAAGTACGAGTGGGACCCGTTTTACGGCAAGCACGGCGAGATTATACGCCGCAGTGTCAACCCGACCAACTTGATATTAGACAAAAACACCCGGCGTGGACGTAACCCGGTCTTTGTCTGTGAGGTCTTGAAAGACTCAGTCGAGGGCTTAATCGCCAAGTTCCCCGAGAAAAAAGACGAGATTTGGAAACTCTACGGCATCCGGCAGAAGGGCGCGCTTAACCAAAGCAAAGAAGTTGCCTACCGTGAAGTCTGGTTTACTTACTACGATAAGGAATATAAACAGCAGGAAGCCGTCTGTTGGTATCTCCAGAACCTGGTACTAGACAAGCGCAAAGACCCTAACTGGCTGTATAAAGGCGAGGGCGAGAACTTCCTCGATAACCACACCAAACCGTATGTCTTTTATAATCTATTCAACGACGGCGAACACTTAGTCGATATTACTTCTTCGGTCGAACAGGCCGTACCAATGCAGGACATTCTCAATAAAGAGGGGCGACAGATTCTTGATAACCTAGCTACCGCCAACGGCTTCAGATTAGTCTTGGCCGGAGCGATGACCGATGACGCCCTTGAGAACCTTACCGGCGACCCCAACCAATCGGTTGTAGTCAAGGCTAAACCCGGGCAAACGTTGGACGACGTATATAAGCAGATCCAACCCCACTTAGTCTCGGCCGAGCTAATTGCCGACAAGCAGGACTCCCGCGATACTATCCACGGAATCTTAGGCACTCCGTCTCAGTTTAGGGGAGACGATACCGACCAAACCAAGACTGCTAGCGAAGCTATCCTGATTAAGAACCAAGCCTCAGGACGACAGGATAAGTTAGTCCGAGCCTTGAATACGGGGTTGAGCGCGTCTTATAGGATGTTTATGCAAATGATGACCGTATGGTATACCGAGAAGCACAAAATCACAGCTGACGGGGGAGACGGAAATTTCGATTTCGTAGAGATGCACAACTCCAAGATCCGACCCGGTATGACGGTTAGAGTTTATGCTGAACCGTCGGCCGACAAAGCTCGTCAGGAAGCCAAAGCCCAGAACGCGGCTGAAATACAGCTCATAGCCCCAATCGACTATTACAAAGATATGCACATGGACAATCCGCAGAAGCGCTTTGACAACTTGGTTAAATGGAAAACTAATCCGCAGACCCTAGCCATGGATCTGTCTAATGATAATGAAGACCGCGACGCCATAGTCGATTACGATATGCTCATGGCTGGGCAGGCGGTCGATCAGCGAGACGATATTACCCCTGAATACCTCGATCAGTTCAGGAAGTGTATGCTGTCCGACGAGTTCCTCGGCGCTGAACGCTCGCTCCAGACCAAAGTAGAGAAGTTTGTTCAGGCGGCGATGAAGAATCTAGCCCAGAGAACTCTATTAGAATCAGTCAGCAACACGCCGCCGGCTCCCGAACCATTGCCCCCGGAAGTCCAAGCCACCCTACCCCCTCCGCAAATGCCAGGTATGCCCGGAGCTATGCCGGGGATGCAGCCTCAAGGAATGCCTCCGGCAATGCCGGGAGCTATGCAACCCCCCCAACCACCTATGATGCCCGGACAACAAATGCCCGCTAGTCCGCCAATGATGCCGCCAGGCAATCCGGCGACTCGATCGATCAACGCGCCGCTACCCGCCCTCGGTATTCAAGGAGCCTTACAGACCGCCAACCAACCGCCTAACCTTAATCCCCAAGCCCAACCACAAGGAGTACCCGACATCAATAATTTGACCGCTCGCTAATGTGGTATAATTAAGGAATATGGCAGAAAACACAGCCCCTGAGGCGACAATAGATCCCCCTGCATCTACTTCTGAAAAAAAACCCGAATCTAAGAAATCGGGGATTGATCCTACTAAACCGTTAAGTTCACAAATCAATAAATTAAGCGAATTAATGGGAGACACTTCCGAAAAAGAGGAGCCGAAAAAAGTCGATGAGCCAGCCAAGCCTGAAGAAAAACCTGAGACAAGTAAGGAAGAAGAACCGCCTGCACCGTCGCCAACTGAGCCGCCAGCACCAGACGAAGATGAAGAAGTCAGGGAACCGGTCGACCTCGGGCCGGCCGAAAAATATGTTGTCGATAGACTCCCGAACATACAAGCGCGAATCGTTGATGGAGGAGTAAACAAGACCGTTTTTGTCAAGGCTGATGGACAGTTGCCTCCCGGTTTTAAGTTCCAAGACGACAGCGCCTTAACCCAATTCACCCGCGACCTAACGGCTCAAGAATTAAGAGCCGATAAACTATTCCAGCAATATAACGCCCAGAAGCAACAAGAAGCGGTTAAAGAATACGAGACAGTCGAAGCCCAAGACGTAGCTTCCGACCTTGCGAGGCTGCAAAAGCAGGGTGTAATCCCCGAGTTTAAATACGACGAGAACGATCCTAAATTCAACACCGATCCAAGCGTCAAAGAAGCCAATGAGATATACGACATATTCAAGAAAACCAATGACGCCTATGCCCGAAAGTTCTTAGGTACGTCGCGGACTTACCGAATTAGTTATGAAGACGCCGCCTATCGTTATTACGCTAATAAGAATCGGACTAAGTCTGAAACGCCCAAAGAAGAACCCAAAGAACCTAAAGTTAACAACGCCGAACGGGAAGAAGTGGCTAAAAAAATAGGCGCGCCGGCTAGTGCCGAACCAGCCGCCACGCGTCCTAAAGCCCAGCCCGGCATGAGCATGAACGATATTAACCGATTATTTAAAATGGGGAGAATATGAGCGTCACGCCAGACAACAACGTAGTCATTCGCTTGCGCCTATTCGATACTGTCGATGAGGTTAAGACCGAGTTTGGCAAATACGAAAACGTCCCCTTGGTCGAAGTCAGCCCCGATCAACTATTAACCGACATCCGCAAGGCGTTTTATAAGACCCTCAAACAGTTTGAAACCGATATTAAGATTTTAAAGGAAGGAAACGGATGAATAATTTGATACTATTGTTTTTCGCCGCGTTAACGGAAGTCGGCGTGTTCACTAAAGAAGAGGGCGAAGCCCTGACTAAAGAGGCGCTGAGTGCCACATTGCCTGATAATTTCGAGGCGTCTTATCAAATGGTTCATAAACTATTCGACAGGCTGGAAGTCCATAAACAAGTAGCCCACGTCAAAGAAGAGGACTTAGAAAAGCTAGTCAACGAAAAGGTCGCCAATAAAAGTAAAGCTAAAGTCACCGACTATCGTGTCCAAGTAAAGACTGCGCCAAAGGTTGAAAATATCAGCCCAGCTAGTTTATAAAGTCTATTGACAGTTAATTAGACTGCCTGTATATTTAGTAATGTTACAGGTATAGAGCCGCTAAGGCTCTTTTTTTATATCTAAAATAAGGATTTTATTATGGCAGGACAAGTTTTCAATGATCGGCTAACGGATATCACATATCAGTACATTCTTCCAGTATTAATCGACGGCGCTTCAAACTCGAACGTCTTTACTTCAAGAGTATTATCTAACTACCAGGACTGGGAAGGCGTCACTTATAACGTACCTGTCCAAACGGCGTTCAGTAATACCGGCGGAGCCTTCAATGGCATGGATTCGTTCTCGATGGCCGCCACTAACAACACCCGCCAAATGACCTTCTATATCACGGGTCAATACCAGTCAATCGTTATCCCCGGCATCGAAGCTGCGGTTAACGGCAACGAACAGTCGCAAGTCATCAAACTTTATACTGCCAAAGCTGACGAAGCGAAAATCTCCATGGCTGACAATATCGGAAACGCTCTCTACGGTTTCGGACTAGGCAAATCATTCGACGGGCTGGGCAACGCTATCGACTCCGGTTCGATTGTCCCGAATTATGGCGGATTAGTCCGCGCCAGTTACCCCTTCTTAGTATCGGACACGACGGCTGTATCTAACGGCACGATGACACTGGATTACCTGGGTTCCGAATTTGACAACTCTTCGGCCGCTTCCTCGACTTCTGAAAGCCCGACCATGGGTCTTTGTCCTAAGAACATCTGGACATTCCTCGAACAGCTAACTATGCCTACCCTTCAAGCCCGCTATGAAGCCCGCGAGATCCGCGGCTACAACCGAGTAGACGGTAAGACCCCGAACGGCACAAGCGTTCCCGAAGGATCAACTGAACTTTCAGCATCCGGCGGATTCATAAGTTTTTCATTCCGCGGCCGACCAGTAGTCGCCGACGACAAAGCCACCGCACAAACCTACTTCTGGATTAACGAGAAATATCTCGCCTTCCACGTCCAGCGCTACAATGAACTTCGCGACATCTCATCGACAGTCGAGAGTATGGAAGGTTTCTACGAGGACGTACCGTTCCCTTCAGCTTTCCAGTTCCGAGACATGATGAGCGCCCTAAACCAATTAGGCCAAGTCGGAGAAGTTATTTTACTAGGCAATTTGATTAACAAGCAGCCTCGAAGAAACGGCAAGTTAACAGGAATAACAGGAAACTAAGGAGCATATAATGCAAGACGGACCACGATTTCTAACCAGCGAAGATCTTAACAACACGACTACTACTCAAGGCGAGAGCCTTGGCGCGGTAGGAGTAACCGGAGATGGGCGAGGATTTCGCTACGTCGGCTATGGCTACGTAAGCGGTACCACCACTTTCAACCCCGGCTTACTAATGATTGCTCCCGTAGCACCAGCTGCCTCAACCGCACTAGCTATTACTGCTTCTGGAACTGGCGGACAGTCTGCAGCTAATCTAAAAGCTGGCTCGACGAGCTTAGTTATAACCAACGGCGCAACGGCCGTATGGCAAGACGAGTTTAAAGAAGGCTATCTAGTACTGAACATAGGCGGAAGCGGAGCAGGCGTCTATAACCTGAAAATTATGGGCAATACCGCAGCCGCAGGCAGCGGTTACATTACCCTGTTACTACAAGACCCGATTCCACTGAACGCTACTACTTTGGTTCCAGGCACCGATACGGCAAGCCTCAGAATTAACCCGTTTAGCTTTGTCATCCCTAGCTTAACCGAAAATAAGGCAGTTGGAGTTTCTCAAACTACTTCAACCGCCGCCACAGCCGCCGCCTCGGCAACAGTTGGCCCCGGTTCTTATGGCTGGGTTCAAACATCTGGTCCAGCTACTGTCTCAGCTACCTCCGGCACACTGGGTTATCCAGTCGGTCAAGACGTTTCCACCGCAGCAGGATTTGTGATCAACAAGTCATCCGGCACAACCACTGAGGAACTCGGTACATTCATTACCGCCGCAGCCAACGGCTTAGCATACGTTAATCTACACATAATTTAGGAGCTTATATGGCCCACACTCAAGACTTCGGCAAATATAACGCGGCAGTCCGCTACGGGCAAAACCTGATTCTAGGGGTTAACGAACCCTTAACTGTCAACGGCACCGCTACTTTTAACGGCACCACGACCGCCGCTTCAGGTCTTGCGGTCACAGGAAATCTAACAGTTTCGGGTTCAGAGAGTTCCTTATACCCCGTAGTTGCGCTGCCTGCTGCTGGCACGACTTTCACGCCCACCTCTGCTCAATCAAATAGCGTGTTTACCCTAAACCAAAGCGCCGCTATAACAATAACTCTTCCAGCGCCTGTTGTTGGTATGTCGTATGACTTCGTTGTCCAGACTTCAGCTACGGGTTCAAACACCCTTAAATGGATTACCAACACCGGTTCAGTTTACCTACAGGGTACGGACATTATCGCTACCGTTGGGGGTGCATCAAGCATCTTCCAGGGCAACGGAACGTCGCATATTTCCTTTAACTGTAACGGAACTACCACTGGCGGCCTAGTCGGTACAATCGTCACCTTTACTTGTCTATCGGTTACTAGCTGGCAAGTTACGGCTCAGAACTTCGGCTCTAGCACACTAGCCACTTCATTCGGTACATCTTAATCTTGACTTTTTAGAATGTGATATAATTAGGCTTAATGGAAAAAGCCCAGTTAATCACACTCCGTCAGGAGGCCGAACAGCGCTGCAATACTCTTTATAATCAGTCGGTTGAAATCAATACCGAACTGGAACGCTGTCGCGGTGATTTTAGAACCTTAGATAAGCTAGTTAATGAATTTAAGCCGGAACCCCCGGAGGCTGAGATAGTGCCTGGAAAGAAAAAGAATGGCTGATAATTTTTACGACCAGTCTAACGCGAACGATAAAACCCTGTTTGAAAGATGCTACGAGTTTTACAAGCCAGAGGACTTCGTGGTCGTTATGAACGTCGACGATCGGCCAATATCTTAT